GCTTGCACTGTTCGAGGTGAAGGACGGCGCAAAGTGGAAGTCGGCGCAGAAGAAAACCCTGGCGCAAGAGGCGTTTATGCGCGCCTGGGCGGCTTATCCGGTGTGCTTGGTGGATGGTCCCGAGGCGGCACTGCGCGCGTTGCAGGTTGTGGCCAGGGGTTCCAAATGAGCGCAATCACCTTGGTCAAGCAGTTGCCCGCCGACATCCCGGCAGCAGATGCAGATGCCGCACGCCGCGTGCTGTTCGGAATCGTGGACGGTCTGGGCGACCGTGGCCGCAAGCAGTGGCGCCGCTTCGTCAACGGACTGATGAGCCTGGAGCCGGGCGAAATGGTTGAGATCAAGACCCACAAGGCCCGTTCCGGCCCGTTCCACCGCCGCCACATGGTCATCGAGACCGCCATATTTGAGGCGCAGGAAAAGTTCGAGCAGTTCGAGCAGTTCCGCAACTGGCTGAAGGTTGGCGCCGGGTTCTGCGATTGGGTGCCAGGCCCCAAGGGTGCCGTGATGCCCATCCCGCGCTCCATCGCATTCGACAAGCTGGAAGACGGGGAAATGCGCGAGGTGCACGACGCCATGGTGGCATTCCTGCGCACCGACCACGCCGGCAAGACGCTGTGGCGCCACCTGGACGCAACCCAGCGCATTGAAATGGTCGAGAACCTGATGCGGGGGTTCGGGGAATGACCAAAGCAGAACAGCAATGGAAATCTCGCCTGGCAGACATGGCCTGCTTGATTTGCGAGCGGATTTACGGGCAGCACTCAGGCGCTGACGTAAACCTGCACCACCTTCGCACCGGCGGCTGGGGCCGGGGTGACTACAAAACCCTGATACCGCTGTGCTGGCACCACCACCAAGGCCCGGACGGCATCCACACGCTGGGCACCAAAGCCTGGGAGCGCCGCTTCGAAGTGAGCCAGAAAGACCTCCTGAACCTCGTACTGGAGCGCATGGAATGACCCCCTCCCAAATGGAAAAAATCGCTCAAAAGCGCTTGGCTGAGTTCATCAACCGGTCGGCGGGGCAGCACTTGCGGGCGATGCGTGCGGCTACGCAGAAGCGGGGGAAGTCATGACCCAGCTCGAAGCAATCATGGCCCGCACGGTCGAGGACTGCGACTGCCTGATCTGGCAGGGCCCCACCAACGCATCAAACCATCCTGTGGTGGGTGGGCACACCGTTCGCCGGCTGGTCTGGTCTGCTCACCACGGCCAGACCCTGGATGCGCGCAGGCTGGTGTCGGTGACCTGCGGTAACCCCAAGTGCGTCAACCCCGAACACCTGGCGCTGACGAGCAAGTCCGAAGTCTCGCGCGTAACCGGTGCCCGCCGGGATGTGCGAATCCGCCGCGCTGCCTCATGTGCACGCACCAACCGGGCAAAGTTTGGAAAGATCACCATGGACATTGCGCAGGAAATCCGCGCCAGCGAGAAGTCGGGCAAGGCCCTGGCCGCCGAGCATGGGGTGAGCGAGTCGCTGATCAGCCTTGTGCGCAGGGGCCGATCGTGGGTAATGCCGAATCCGTTCGGGGGGTTGCTGTGAACGGCAAACGCGCCAAAGCCCTGCGCCGCATGCGCGCCGGCCAACTCCGCCTCAGTGACATTGAGCGCCTGCGCCGCACTGAGTATCCGGGCGTGAGTGAACCCAAACCCCTGCCAGAGCGCAAGAAGAAGGGGAACGCGCCGACCGCGCTGGCTCGTGCTGCTTGGGGAATAGGGTGAGCAATCCCTATCACCAATTCGTGGCCGGATGCTCGGGAAAGGTGCAGTTCTTGACCTTCACCAAAGCCGCCAGCACGGCCAAGCGGATGCGCCAGCACAACAGGTCTTGCCATGTCGAGGCCTACCATTGCCAGCACTGCCAGAAGTTTCACGTCGGAGAAAACCGCACGTATCACCCAAAACAAACTAGGAAAGGCGCGCCGCGTGGCGTGAATGAGGAATGAACGCGAAGAAGCCAGCCGCAAAGAAAGCAGCCAAGAAGCCGCACGGCAGGCCGTCGCTCTACACCAATCCACTCGGTAAGCGCATTTGCGACCGACTGGCAAAGGGCGAACCGCTGGCGCAAATCTGCCGTGATGCAGGAATGCCGGCAGTCCGGACGGTGAGTTTGTGGAAGGAATCGCACCCAGAGTTTGGTGCCAACTTCGCGCGCGCGCGTGAGGAAGGATACGACGCCATCGCGGCCGGGTGCCTTGAGATTGCCGACGATGCCAAAAACGACTGGATGGAAACATTCGCCATTAACGAGGACACAAGCGCCTACAGGTTGAACGGCGAACATATCCAGCGCTCAAAACTGCGCATTGAGACTCGCCTGAAGTTGCTGGCAAAGTGGGACCCGAAGCGCTACGGAGACAAACTTGCCCTAGGTGGTGCCGACGATCTTCCTGCCTTCAAGGTCATGGCCGACGATCAACTGCTAGCCCGTATCGCCGCATTGCAGAGCAAGCTGAATGCAACTAAGCCGCAGTGAACTGGAAGAACTGGCCCAGTTGCTGGAAGAGCAGGCCGAGCGCGAACGCTCCCGGTTGTTCCTGACCATCTTTGCGGGCCTGTACGACTGGCAAACGGAGTTCATCCGCGAGACCGCAAGGCATTCGCAGTGCTGCCTGATTGCCGCCAACCGAATCGGGAAGACGTACCTCGGAACGTACATGGATTCCATCCATGCACTGGGCGACTACCCGGACGATTGGACGGGGCACAGGTTTGACCACGCGCCACTGATCTGGTGCCTTGGCTACTCGGGAGAAAAGACCCGCGACTTGCTCCAAATGCCGCTGGTTGGCCGGAAGAATGGCGACACGTTTGCGGGCGGAATCATCCCAGCAGACCGAATTCTGGGTTACGAGTCCATGACCGGCACACCCAATGCAGTGCGCACGCTGCTGATCCGCCACAAGAGCGGCGACACGGCGCGCATCCAGTTCTGGAGCTATAGCCAAGGACAGCACGCGCTGATGGGTGATGCTGTGGACTGGTTCCACATCGACGAGGAACCCCGCGACTCTTCCATCTTCCCCCAGGTTCTGGTCAGAACAGCGTCAGGAGACCGGGGCAACGGTGGACGGGGCATTCTCACCTTCACGCCTGAAAACGGGCGCACGGAGCTTGTGATTCAGTTTATGGACACACCGGTGCGCGCGCAGTTCTGCATGCAAAAGGGATGGGACGATGCGCCGCACTTGAATGAACAGGTGAAGGCTGACCTTCTGGCCAGCTTCCCAGCCCACCAGCGCGAAATGCGCACCAAGGGCGTGCCAATGCTCGGGCATGGCCGGATTTACGACATTGCCGAGGAAGAAATAACAATCCCGCCCTTTGCCATTCCGCCGCATTTCAAGATCATCAACGGCATGGACTTCGGATTCGACCACCCGCAGTCGCAGGTGCAGCTCGCCATTGATCTTGAGAATGAATGCTTCTATCTGGTCAAGGCGTGGAAGCGCTCCAAGATCAGCCCGAGCGAGGCATGGGGATCGGTCAAGACCTGGGCCGCCAATGTTCCGACGGCCTGGCCACTGGATGGACTGCAGACCGAGAAGGGCAGCGGCAAGCAGCAGAAGGCGTATTACGTCGAGGCCGGGTTCAAGTTGCTGGGCAGTCATGCGACATGGCCGGATGGCTCCAACGGCGTGGAGGCTGGACTGTTTGAGATACGCGACCTGATGATGAAGGGAAAATTCAAGGTGTTTGCAGGCCTGCGCGACTTCTTCGACGAGTTCCTGCAGTACCACCGGGACGAGAACGGCCACATCGCCAAGGTGCGAGATGACATTTTGGATGCCGTACGTTACGCCTACATGATGCGCAGATACGCCATATCGGCGGGTGATATTGGCCGTCCGAAGCCTGTAGCGGTGGAGCCCATTCCAATGGTGAGCCACTTTGCCCGCCGATAGAATCCATACATCCCCACGGCCCACGCGGCCCGCTGAGTAATCGAGTGCCAGCAGCTCATTCGCCCACACACAAGGCAATGACATGGCACAGACAAAAGAGCAGCGACTGCAAGACATTCACTCCGCAGCTATGCAGGAGTTCGATGAGATACAGGCAGCGCTGCGCAATGAGCGCCTTCAGTGCTTGCAGGACCGCCGCTTCTATTCCGTAGCCGGCGCGCAGTGGGAGGGTCCGCTCGGGGATCAGTGGGAAAACAAACCCCGGCTCGAATTCAATATGACCCACCTCGCGGTCATTCGCGTGATCAACGAGTACCGCAACAACCGGATTACCGTCGATTTCACACCCAAGGACGGCACCAGCAATGCGGATCTGGCCGACACCTGCAACGGGCTTTACCGCGCCGATGAGCAGGACTCTGGCGCCGAGGAAGCCTACGACAACGCATTCGAGGAGGGCGTCGGCGGTGGTTTTGGTGCCGCGCGTCTCCGTGCTGACTACGAAGACGACGACGATGACGACAACGACCAGCAGCGCATTCGCATAGAACCCATCTTCGACGCCGACAGTTCGGTGTTCTTCAACCTGGATGCCAAGCGCCAGGACAAGTCTGACGCCACCCGGTGCTTTGTGCTGTCGAGCATGACGCACAACGGGTTTAAGGCCGAGTACGACAGCGACCCGACGACCTGGCCGAAGATGATCCACCAGCGCGAGTTCGATTGGTCGACGCCCGATGTGGTCTACGTGGCCGAGTATTACGTGATCGAGGAAAAGTCAGAACTGGTGCACATCTACCGTGGGCTGGACGATCAGGAAATCAAGGTCAAGGACTCCGAACTCACCGCTGACCCGGACAAAGCCGATGAACTGCAGGCCACCGGCTACCGCGAAGTGCGCCAGAAGAAGATCAAGACCAAGCGCGTGCACAAGTACATCTTGAGCGGCAACAAGGTCGAGGAAGACTGCGGCATCCTGCCTGGCCGGTGTATTCCGGTGGTTCCGTTCTACGCCAAGCGCTGGTTTGTGGACAACGTCGAGCGCTGCATGGGCCATGTGCGCCTGGCAAAGGATGCCCAGCGCCTGATGAATTCGCTGCTGTCATGGCTGACTGAACTGGCCGCGCGCTTTGACACCGAGAAGCCCATCCTGACGCCCGAGCAGATCCTCGGCCACGCGCAGATGTGGGCGCAGGACAACGTGACGCGCTACCCGTACCTGCTGATCAACAGCCTGCGCGATGCTGACGGCAACCCGCAACCCGCTGGGCCCATCGGCTACACCCGCGCGCCGCAGGTTCCGCCTGTTATGGCCGCGCTGATCC